GGACCTGCTGAACCGTGCCCACCTACCTCTGTTCAATGAGAGAATGAAGGTTCCAGGCCGGGTCCGCCGCCGACGGCACGTTGTTGATTTCCAGGGACAGGCCGTTCGGAGGGTGGAGATGAAAGACCAGAGGGCGGGCCACATGAGTCGTGGCCAGTGGGGGTACCGCCGGTCTACCCTGTCCACGCCGCTGCCCCACGCCGAAGTTGAGGAGCATGACGAGGACCGGGGACCGGAGTTCGTCAACGTCGAAGGCTTCGTGTCGGATAGGTGACACTTTCATTATTGACACTTGAGGGATAATGTTCAGAGATCGGAAGAACGCACGGGCTTTCAAGAAGGCCCAAGAGACAGCCGTGGACGGCGAGGTCGTCTGCGGTACTTATTCGGACAACGGAGACCCCTTGTATTTCACTGCCCCTAGAGAATCCTCAGAGGATGAGATACGGGACCTGGCGTTTACCGCCCGGAACGGTCGACCCCTGTCACGGGTGGAACGCCACCTGTTGGAGTTAGCGGAGAGGCAGAGGGCTAATGCTGGAGATTGACAAACTTCCTAGTATGTATAGCGCCTGGCGGCAGCGGTACACGGAACGTGATCTGAGGATCGACGTTATGGACCGCACCGTTAGGGGCGACTTCGATGAGTTCGACCCGGACGAGGAGAACGTGACTTCACGTTCACCGAACATGATCCAGGTCGCATTGGAAGACACTGCCGAAGCAGCGTCGGTGGTTCCAACCATCCGGGTGCAGCCAGCCAAGTCCACTCAGACATCGAAGAAAACGGCTGCCCGCATGGAGCGGGTGGCTACGTCGTACATGCAGGCGAACGGTATCGACCTGCTGATCCCCCGGGCCGTCATGGATATGGCCGCTTACGGGTACAGCGTCTGGTCGGTCAGCCCGGACTTTGACCAGCGGATGCCGCTGATAGAACGCCGGGACCCCCGAACCTGCTACCCGGAACCAGGGTTCCGTCCGGGTGATGCTGTCCACAAAGTGATGTTCGGAAGGGAGGTCTACTACTCGCAGTTACCGCCGGAATACCAGACCATTCTGATCGAGTTTGTCGGGAATAATGGTTTGGGCGTGGTGGATGAGAACACGAAGGTTGTGCTGGTCGAATATTACGACGAACATGAATATCTGCTGTGTGGCATGTACCAGGGCAACCACGACACCTTCCACCGTTTCAGTTCCGGCGACTATGCGCTCTACCCGGTCGAACTGGAACGGATTGAGAACCCCCTGGGGGTATGCCCCGTAGTCATCGGGTCAAGGATCACCCTGGACGGTGAGTTCCGTGGCCAGTTCGACCAGGTAGTTGGCCTTCTGGAGGCCCACATCCGGTTGATGGCGATGGTGTTGGACTACGCAGACCAGGCGGTCTACTCCGACATCTACGTCAAGGATCTGATCGGAGAAATGCCATACGGCGGCGGGGCGTACATTGAGTTGGGCCCCCAGGGTGCCATCGGCCGTGTCCCCCCGGCGGTTTCATCACTGAACGTCCAGGCCGACATGGCCCAGTTGATGGACGGCATCCACCTGGGTGGCCGTTGGCCCAAGTCACGCCCGGGCGAAATCGACCAGGCCATCGCATCAGCGAAGTTCCTGGAGTCATCCGTGGGGATGATGAACACCGCCATCCGCACCTACCACCAGTTGATCCAGTCGAAACTGGAGAAGGCCCTACGGATCGCCTGCATGGTCGACAAGGAGTATTTCCCTGGCGAGAAGACTGCTGGCGGGATACTCAGGAACCAGGAGTTCCTGGAGGAATACGACCCGGGCAAAGACATTGACATGGCTAATCGGCTGCGGGTGGAGTACGGCCTGGGGATGGGCAGAGACCCGGCCCAGTCGGCGGTGCTTCACATCCAATACAGCCAGAACGAGTTCGTGTCCAAGGAGTTCGTGCAGGAGAACCTGGACGGGCTCACCGATGTGGCCAGGGAACAGGCCAGGATCGACACGGAGAAGTTCCGTGCCATGGCTCTGGCGAAACTACTCCAAGGCCTGGAACAGGGAATGATCCCTGACTCTGCCCTGGTGGAGATTGCCAGGGCCCGCCTCCAAGGCGGAGACCTGTTCGACCTGTTTGAGAAGTGGGTAGTGAAACCCCAGGAGGAACAGATGAACCAGATGCTCCCGGCGATGGCCGGACCTGGCCTACAGCAGGGAGCCCCGATGGGCCCTGGTGGCCCTGGTGGTCCTGGTGGTCCCGGCGGTCCTGGCCCGGCAATGCTGGGTCCCGGTCCTCCACCACCGCCGGAGGGGTCGAACCTGCTCGCCCGTATGGGGGTACCCGCAGGCCCTGGCGGCATGATCGGAGCAGAAGTCCGTGGCTGACCCACTCACTATTGACAAGACACCAACCCAGAACCAGTCGCTAAACAAGCCGGAGGGCGGCACCTACGGGGAGAAGGCTGAGGTTGACCGGTTGAAGAAGGCGTTGCCGTCCGGGCAGGGCCCCGGTGGCCCGCAACAGGCCCCTGAACCGGAACGGTCGGTTGCCGCCCCCAACAAGCCGGTTTCTGGTATGCCCGCCCCACAGCCTGGTGGCCCTTCGGGGCTGCCGGATGTGCTGGCGCAACCGTCTGCGACACCGGGACAGGTGTCCCCCCGGTCGCCCATGGCTCAGGGGGCGGGGCCTCAGGACATTTCCCAGGCCCGGTTGGCTCTACTGGATTCGTTGTCGAACAGCCAGGACGTTTCCAAGGAAACGAGGGAGTGGGCAAAGATCGTCCTGGAGATGATGGTAGATGCCACACGCTCCTGAACACGTTGTCGACCCGGTAGCAGACCCCCAGCAGGTAGCAGACCAGCAGGTAGTCCCCCAGCAGCCAGACCGGGAAACTCTCACAGAGACCTTCAAGCGCAACCCCCTGGAGGGGCTTGGCGCAACGGCTGGCATGTTCATGCCCAACTGGATTACTGGCGGCAGGCCAGAAACCGGTCTCTCCCTGCAAGACACCACCCGGTCCATGATTGAGTTCACCCCCGTGGTGGGCGACGCAATGGATTTGCGGGAGGCAGTAGACCCCTCCAACGACCTGGACTGGTTGGAGCGAAGTTTGGCTTTCTTCGCCGGGATGGCCGTCTTCGGCGGGTTGGGGGCCACCGTTTCCATGGGGGCCCACTCCCGGATGCGGACCCGTCACCACCAGCAGTCCGAAAGGGCTTACGAGCGTGCGGCGGAAACATACCGTCCTCAGCCTCAGCCCGTGGGCATGGCCCCGGCAGCGGTTCCAGACCGTCCGGCCCTGCCCCCAGAAGCCCTCCTGGAAAGCGTTGATGACATCAAGAGAAGGCTGGCGGCAGCGCACCCGACTACTGGTATTGAGCAGGAGAAGTTGGCTTTCACCAGGGGCGACCTCAGCGCCCCACGCCATCTACAGATCGCTACCGCCCGCACAGTGGAGCAACTCATGTACGGCCTGTGGGGTGCGAGGCACGATGCGGTAGGCGATAAGGGAACCCCCCTCCCGATGCTGGCCACTATCGGTGCGGCCCCTGAGAGGGCCCCGGGGATACTTGACGCCCAGCACCGGGAGCGTGCGAACTTTACTTCGTTCCTGGTTGAGTTGGGAACCGTGATGATCAACAACGGGTTGTACCAGGGAACGGACACCCAGCAGGTCACAACGCACATGGGGCAAATGTTCGACGCTGCTCTCACGGACTGGTCTGTGGACCTGGACCCGAACATTTTCGGGGCGGCAACCCAGGCGCTTGCCGTATACACGCAAGCCAAGGACGCCGGATTGTTGGTCGGGGTCGAACTAACCAGACTCTCAGACAAGTTTGAGGACGGGACCCTGTTCACGAAGCCGGTGAAGGGCTACGAGCATGGGGCTGCGATGGATACAGCGTCGTTCCTTTCAGACGTAGCGGACCTGTCTGCACAGGTGATCCGGTTCGGTGGACAGGACTTGACCCTGACGCCGAACATGACATGGAACTCATTCGTTACCAATGCCTCCACCGGTCGGATCCAGGGGAACCTGAACTATCACGTTCTACAGGACAGCCGATATGTGGATGCGGAAGCCGGGATGATCCTTGACGAGGCCGGGTTGAAGGCCCAGGTAAACAGGATGGATTTCAACACCCTGGTCTTCCAGTTCGTCCGGTCGGCAATGGCGGTAGAAAACGGTGTTACCAGTGTTGCTGTGTCGGAACTGCACCGCCAGCGGGCAGGCGAGTGGTACCCGCAATACAACAAACTCATCGAAATCGTCGCTGATAGGTACGTCTTGAAGAAGTACCAGGTGGGGGCGATCATTTCTGCGTTGTCTCCCCGTGCGGTTTGGGACCCGGACAATGTGAACTGGGCGATCCTTGGGGCCATGGAAGCCCGGAAGGGGCCGATGGTCAGCGCCTCTGACCCGCAGTCGATGGCTACGACGTTGGCGGAACTGAACGAGGTCAGGCAAGCGGCGGGCTTCCCCCCGGTGGACCATTTCAGACCCTTCCACACCGCCCTGGACTTTGGCATCGCCAAGGTGTCCCGCATCCTCGCTGGGATGAACCCGGTGGAAGCCTTGCGAATGCTCAAGACGATGTCGTTCCTGCACAACGGGTTGTTCCCGGAAGGAAACCCTGAGAACAGCCCGTTCGGTCGTGCCGTCATCACCGCCGACGCCCACGCTTTCAGGGGCATCATGGGGTTCTTCCTCAACGCTGATGCGCCCTGGATGTCGGCTACGAAGACATCCGCCCCGAAGGTCGACTGGTTGACAGGTCAGCCGGGGTGGCGGTCAGTCATCGGGGAAGACCTGATAGCCCGCCTTGACGACCTTGGGGAGATCAGTGACGACATGGCCCTCCAGGGCGGTTATGTAGCGTCGGGTGAAGGTGGTGTCCCGATGTTCGCAGCCGAAAGGGCATACGACGCTGCTGTTAGAGCAATCGTCATCTACGGAGAAATCCTGGGGATTGGCCCGGCAGAAGCCCAGGCCCGACTGTGGCAACCAGTCATGGAGGCCTCCAACAGGATGGATCACCGTCGCAAACAGACGGTCGTGTGGAACGACGGGGTT